AAAATTAAACTTCAACTCCTCAAAGAAATCGAGCAATTAAAGTTAATGCTTCGCGCACTGGAGGAAGGGTAATGCAAATCGATGACGTTGCAGCGCTCATGTTTTACATTGGCGTACTATTTTTAACGGGGTTATGGCTATGTCATTAGTTAAACCTGTATCTCCAGTAACACCCGCGCCAACGGCAACAGACTGTAAGCATGACCATTGGCGCATATATAATAGCCTTGGCTACCGCGAATGTGACCGCTGCAAAGAACGAAGACCCATTTTTAATGATATACGGCATCAAAGATGAACATTTCACAAATATTTATAGGGTTGTCCCCTTTCTTAAAAGACAGATTTACTAGCGAAGTATTTACGCTTGGGCTTATTAACGAGCTAAACGAGCAACGCTTTCGTGCTAGATGCCGGCGCTTGGTACGTCAGCACAACGGCGAAACGCGCAAGCTATACAAAGCACTAAACAACTTGACGATGGACGACAGATTACGATTCTTTGACGTGGTAAGTGGAAATGAAAGATAAAGATTTAGAGATTATTCGAAGCGCGATACGATACAACAGTAACACCGGACACTTCTTCAAAGGCGACGCAAATACGCCTGCCGCGCTTAACTGGAAAAACAAAAATGCCACCATTAACGTCAAGAAAAGTGGTATGCACTCCTATTTTCTAGCGTGGAAGATTGCCGTGTTTTTAGCTTATGGATGGTATCCAGAGCATACTGACGCAGTAGAGTATTTAGACGGCAACCCGTGCAACCTGAGCATTAGCAACATCAAGGTTATTAAAGCAGGCGAAGATGAGATGACCATGATTGACTTTTGCGACGAAAACGATTTGCGCTACCCTAGCGTGTCAGCGCTCATGCGCGGAGAACCGTTTATTCGTCGAATAGAAAATGGATACTCTCGCGCGTATTTTCGTAAAAGTTTACTGGAAGCAAACTGCGCTAAATTGATGGCTAAAAAACAACGTGACGAAGAAACCAGAAGCAAACCTAAACGTCCAATGGGCAGGCGACGTAATCAGCATTTTATGGAATTTCTAAGAACGCACTATTTAGTGCCTAAACGTTGGGAGATGACATTATGTTAAGAGGTGACAGTGTACATGAGAGCGATAGTGTAAACGCGCCAGCACATTATCAAGGCGACAAGATGCAGTGCATCGACGCGATGGAAGCAATGCTTACGCAAGATGAGTTTCGTGGGTATCTGCGCGGTAATGTTTTTAAGTATCAATGGCGCTTTAGAGAAAAAGGCGGTGTTGAAGATTTACGCAAAGCAAGATGGTATTTAGACAGACTAATCAAATTGGAGAATTTCTAATGTACGCATTTAAAGGTTACCCAGTAGACCAAGACCCAACTATCAAAGCGCTACGCGATGATGATATGGAAAACTACATGAATTTGCTCAAATGGCTAGACACTGTGCCGTTTATCCCCCTGAAGGTTAGCGACTTTGTGCTACCTTGGCGGGATAGATGAAGCCAAAGCTCAAAACGATGAATGGGGTATGGATATGCTATACCCCCTGCTGCACCATCCCAATGATGGCAGACCACCCACAAACGGCGTATTTAAGATGGAAATTTATCAATGCTAAGACCCAATCAGATAGAAGCTGTTGCCTTTTTGAGCCTAATAGACAAGGGCATGATTCTCGCCCCAGTGGGGGCAGGCAAAACAGCGATAACGCTAACCGCCATGCAGCAAGCCCTCGACACGGGCAGAGTACGCCGGTTCTTAGTGATAGCGCCAAAGCGTGTCTGCACGGACGTGTGGACGATAGAGCCGGTCAAGTGGGCGCCAAATCTGACAGTATCTATCGCCGTTGGCTCTTACGCGCAGCGGTTGATAGCGTTCAACAAACCGACGCAGGTAGTGGTGACTAATTACGATACGTTGCAAACGACGCCTCCGCTAATAGGATTTGATGGCATTGTGTTTGACGAGTTGACGGTTTTAAAGAATCCCTCAGGCAAACGTTTTAAAGCGCTATTTGGGTTAATCAAAGACTTTAAAGTTAAGTGGGGGCTTACCGGCTCATTCACCAGTAACGGACTTGAAGACGTATTTGGGCAATGCAAGATAGTGGACACAGCGCTACTTGGAAAATCTAAGACCGCCTTTCTTCAAACGTATTTTGTGCTTCTTAACAAAGACTTTGGTGAATGGGTAGCTAAGTCCACTTCACTGCGTGACGTGATGGCGGTAATTAAGCCTGCAACGTACCTTATCGACACGCAAGAGTATATGGATACTTTACCCCCGCTTAACGTTGTGCCGGTCAAATGCGCGATGGATATGAAGCAGTACAAAGAAATGAAAAAAGACTTTGTAGTGTATTACGAAGAAAAAGAAATCATAGCGGTTAACGCCGCTGTGGTGGTGAACAAGTTGCAACAAATGGCTAGCGGGTTCTCCTACATTGAAGGAAGCCCTGCCGCATGGTTTTCGCGCCACAAGTTTGACCGACTAGACGAAATACTTGAGGAGAACCAACACGCCAATACGATTATTGTGTACAACTTTCAAGCAGAGCTTGAAGAACTTAAACGCCGATACCCTAATGCGCGGACAATTGACCAGCAAGGTGTTATCTCGTCATGGAACGCGGGGCGGGTAGAATTACTACTCGTCCACCCTAAGTCAGCAGGGCATGGGCTTAACCTTCAATTTGGCGGCAGTAAAATGGTGTTCCTGTCGCTTCCTTGGTCACTTGATAGATATGAGCAGACCATTGGACGATTGCACCGTAGTGGACAAAAGAACGCCGTATATTGCTATGTACTGCTAACAGACAAAACCGTAGACGAGCGCATATTTGCAAGTCTACATGACAAACGCGCAATTTCAGATATTGCCTTAGAGGAATTAAAATGAACAACTTAACATGGCGGGACATCTTCTTTAATTTGAATACTTACACAGAAGGTGAATTACAGGTAATGATTGAGTCAGAGCGTCACGGTAAACGTAGACGCTCTATTTTGGTACGTTTGCATCAGCGCTACTGCATACTCCGCGCTAACCGTGAGCGTGAAGAAATACTTGCTTAAGAGACTACATCAATAATATCAATAACAGCTTCAACTGGATGTTCTACCACTTCCTCTGCAACCTCAGCCACACTGTCTACAACGTGGCTGACGTGGTCTACTAAGTCTTTAAATGGGTTATTCATCATCGTATCCTAAAAATAATTCTGCTTCTGCATTTCTGCGTCGCGTTAAACCGGCTAATTCTTTACCGGCGGCCTTGTTCCATCTTAAAAACTGCTTTGCTACTTCTGCTTTATCATTGCCTGCTTTTAACATCTTAACAAGCGTTGACGAAATTAAATTCCCGCTGCCAATGTTATAGCAAAGGCTAACAAGCGCGTCAAACTGGTTTTGCGTAAGCGGCACACCAATAGCGTTAACCGTATGTTCATACGCGCCTACCGTATGCGCTAATAGCTGCATAGCCGCTGCTTCTCCCGGCAGCGCTTGATTTGCTTTCACTGGACTGCCATCAGCGTAGCGCGTTGAGCCTATGCCAATCGTCCAAACACCTGCTGGGCATTTATAGCTTTGCAGCTTACATCCTTCAAATTCTTTAATTAGGGCTAACCCTTTTTCACCTATCTTCATTTCTTTTCCCGTAGCAATAGAATAGTGGTCAGTTTTTGCGTCAGTCTTATCATGTCATTATCCAGCACCCGCACTTGGTCGATTAGCTCAATTAGCGCGTCTGTGGCTTCTTGCAGGATAGGCTTTACGACGGTGGTTGCCCAAAGCCATACAAAATAGACAATATAACCCATGCCGCCAGCGGCAATAATTGGGAATCCATACTGGTTAATATATTTAGCGATTGCATCGGCGTCCATTAATCTTTCCTCTCAACAGGAGGTGGTCTTGGTCTGTCTTTTTCTTGCGGTATGTTAAGCGCCGTTGACGCCAAATCATCAATTTTGGTGATGTCACATGACATAGCGGTAACGCGCTTATCAAGTTGCTTGATGATGCCTATTAGGCTTTTAATCTTCTCAAGCACACTATCGAGCAAGAATTTCTGCGTCAGGTAGACAAAATACATTCCGCCAGTCGCCGCCGCGATAGGGAATCCTACGTCCGAGGCAAACTGGAGGAATTCCATTATCGATTACCTAGCCACCAAGTGACAAAGGAGAACACCGCGCCAATGGTAAATACGATGCCTCCAATAAAGCCTTTGTAACGCGTTTGCTCGGTTTTCATTTCGTCAAGCGCGGCTATGATAGCGTCTAGCTTTCTTCCTCTGTCTTCAAATACTTCCTCAAGCGTTTCTATACGCTGTTCTACTTTAGCTAAACGGCAGGCTTCGTCGGGCATCTCGACCTCACTTCAAGAATCTAAGTTTATAAAGAACGGTAAAATAGGTTTCCATAATACCATCAATCAAGTTTTGAATTGGCGTGTCATCTTTACCGCAGACTTTATAGCGGTTTTCATCAATCCACGTCACTTGTTTCTTTAAGAAGTCTTCAATATTATCGACATTTTTACTGCCGATAATCTCAAGGTCTTTAAGGAGCTGATAGCTGCCCTGATACGCCTCTGTAATGCCGTCCGCTTGCTCGATAATCTCATGATAAAAGTCGTTAAGCGCCATGTGCGCGGCAAAGCTACGCGTCCGCAAATGCTCACGGTGCGCGACGTCTCGTGCAAGAAATAATAAAGAGATGAAATGTTCCATTACATCCCCGCTAATTGTTGTCTTAACTGCCCGATTTGAAGCTCAACGTCTGCTAGCCATGTGGTGTTAATACTAAGGATGGCTTCGCGTTGTCTACGCGGTGTGACTGATGCTTCTAATGCCGCGATGTCAGATTTGATTTTTGCTTTCTCATCTTCAATCTTTTGAATCTGTGCCTCAGCAAGTTGCTCTGCATTGAGGTCTAAGACTATCCACGTTTGCTCCCAGTGATTAGGCAGAGCTTCTACAGGTACGCCTTGAGCGATAGTCTGCGTGTACTTATCGTAGTCTGGTTGAGGTGCATCAAACACGCACGAATAGCCTTCTACTGTAAAAGGCACTGAAAAAGAAGTATTAGGATGCGCTGCACGGATTTCAGATTCCGTGCTAACTTGATGTGTTTGTAAATTGATATAGTTTGCCATTGATATGTCCTATGCTACGCTCAAATAAATATATGTTGCTGCTGCTATATTGGTCGTTGTTATTGCGGTAGCACCTAGCGTAAAGCCGCCCGATGACGCATAAACACCATTATTACCTGTAGTTTCTGCCGCTGTACTATTAAGCAGTAAATATGGGCTTGAACCACTTGTTAATCCACGAACCGAATCAAATATGTACCAACCGCCAGTAGAGTCTGTACGCTTAATCAAAACAAACCTTGCTCCACCAGAACCAAATCCACACGCAATCGCTTGCCCTGTTCCATTACCTGTGTAAGAACCTACTTTAGAGATTCCAGCGAGTGTGGCGAATAGGTAAGCAACAAATTTTTGTGCTGATGCGTTGACGTTTGAACCTGTACCAATAGAGAAAACGGATGCTGTTGGTGTTGTATTGTTCCAAGCTGTTGATGATGTAGTTGGGATTGCTGTTGAGTTTAATACAGAGTATTTTGTATTACCTACCGATGACACATACACCCACCAATCATTAGCGGCAGAGCGTTCTTTAACAATCATCAACTCTGGCGCAACAGTCAAATTATGCGCTTGCGTTGTTGCAACTCCAGTCCCAGTATAACAAACCTCATCAAAGAATCCGGGCGCACGTTGGAAGAACCAGTCAATATATGTATAAGATGCAGCATTGTAATATTCTCTTGTTCCATATACATTAGTATTTGCTAAAGATTGCCCATCCATATCTAACGAAAGTAAAGCTATAAATCCGGGCACGTCACCTACTTCTGGACTTGGAGCTGATGTATGTAAATAGTTTTCTACGTTAGTCCCTCGCAGTCTATCACCAATAAATCCATGTTCACCCGTAGAACCTGCGCGTAAACTAATCATAGACATATCTGGTGTAAACCCAGCTCCGGTTACTTGTACACCAGCAGCACCCGTACCAGTTCTAGTAATACCATTATACACCTGCGTCCCCGTTGTAGGCGGCTTGTTTGGCATACGGATTGCCATGTAGATGATGGTTTCTCCAGCAAAATTGGTATATGTGTTTGCACCACCTAAAACAAAACCGGTGGCTGTAGGGCTAACGATTGCAGGTGACCCAACATACTCCGCGCTAGACAAGTTTGCGTATAGCTCATTTCTGTTAGTCATGTCAAAACCCCGCATATTGTCAACCATCAACCATGATATGCTCCGGCTTGTGTTTTTAAATAAAACCCACTGCGGCTCAAAACCAAGATTTATTTGTTGACCTGCGCTGCCAGTGCCAACATAACTCCCACACGAAATCACATTGTCCGTACCCGTCAGGCCAAAGCCTCCTGCGTTGTGGGCGTAACCATAAATGACATAAGTGCCTGTCGGTGCTGACGCTGAAAGTGTTGCAGTCGTACCAGAAACAGAAAGCCAAGCACCGGTTGTACTTTGAGCCGCTGTAGTATTTAATTTTAAATTGTTACTTGCAGTTAAACTTCTTTGCCAAACTGTCCAATCACCCGTAGTTGTAGTGATTTTAGCAATAACCATCCCCACCGTACCAAGTACCGATAAGTCGATATTGTTTGCTGTGCCGTTTGTATGCGTTATTGTCTGAACATCAAAAAACTTCGCGGCTTTGCGGAATGTCCATGAGGCGTAGGTAGCCGCATTGGTGTTATAAACTGAGTTTGCGCCTAGTGAAAAGCCAGTAGAACTAAATGCTGTTAGCCCTGTTGAGTCTGTCGTTTCTGCGCCTGTTGTATCAGAAATAAGTGCTTTAGTTGCACCACGAACGGTATCCGTTAACTTATGGTCTGTCGCTGCACTTCGTGATTTTATCCATGTCATCCCACCTTTCCCAGCCAAGGCAATGCCATTAGTGATGGTTTGCGTTGAGCCGTTGCCAGTATAGAGCCAAGTTGAGAATACATCATCGACATAGAGCGTTGCGTCTGCGCTGTTACCTGCGGCTTCTTTTAATTTGGCTGATAACATTATGCAGACTTCCCAACCAGCGCACCGTAAAGTGTTGAGCTGATTTTCCAAAAAACGAGCGTATTACTTGCACTGAGCGTAGGCGCAGTATTTCCAGCCGCTGTCACCCATGTCGTACCTGCTGGCCAGTTGATTGTGTAGGTGCTACCGTTAGTAAGTAGGAGTGAGATGCTTTGACCAGACGATAAACTGTCAGTAAATGTGACTGTACCCGCAGCCGCGCATGACAAGGTTGTACCAGTGGATGGGTTTAATGCAATCGTCCCCGATGTAGCAAGTGTTGCGACCTTTTCAGTGTAGGCGTCTAGGGTTAAGTTACCCGTCATTGTGCCGCCAGCTAACGGCAAAGTACCCGTAAAAGATTGCCCAGCCGCAAACGTAATTGCGCCTGTCATCGTGCCGCCAACAAGCAATAGCACTTGCTCATAGCGCACACTGTCCCCCGCAGACGTGCCAGCGGCAAGTCCTGTGAGTTTCTTAGCGTTCATTGGCAAGTTAGCTGACGGCGTAGACTGACCGTCACGAGTGATACAGTTTGTCAACGCCGTTGCAATGTCACTGTTGGTTGTGTTAGTTGTTGATGATGAAATCGTTGTGCCGGTAACAACGGGGTTGCCAGCAGGCAGGTTATATGTCCCAGAGCCATTAAAAGCCATTATTGTTCCCCTTTATATGATGTGCGTGATTGCAATGCAGATAAGCCTTGACCTGCTAAACCGCTTGCGCCTATTCTAAGGTTTCGCTCGTCATAAGGCAAACGAGATTGCGCTCGTTCAATAGCGTTAGCAAATGCTTCAGACGACATAAGCTCTCTTGATAGCTTATCCGCAATTGCTTTGTCGGCTTGTTTAGTGACTAAACCATGAATCCATCTAAGTGTTGCACCTTCCGTTGTCAATTGATACGGTGTATGCGGCGTTACCTCAGAAGCCATTTTCTTTGTGCTTTCCCCTATTCGACGGCCCGTCATAGCAAGCGCTTCAAATTGTTCTTGGTCATTAAGCACCGACATAATTTTCTCTACAGTACGTTTTAACGCCGGTTTACCTTCAGTCAAGTTGTCCAACGCTTGCGCTGTGTCGTAAGGGTGATTTGGCGCTTCTTTTTTGACTTTTTCAAGCATTGACTGAATATTGGCGGTTTCTTTAAAGTCTGCCAATTTAGCCGCACCTTCTTCTTTACCGTAAGTAGCCTTTAAAAGTGTAGCAATACGCGAATTTTCAAGCGCTTTAACTGTCTTAGCACCTGCATTTTCAACGCCTGTTGTCATAGGCTCAAACGCATTATCAATGACTTGACGCGCCAATTCCGGTTTAGCCTCAGGCGTTAATTTGTGCAGTATGCGCCCAATTGTGCGAACGTCTGCATTAACAGCTATCTTAGCTAAATTTTCAGGGTCAGTTGCGGCACTTAAGTCTTTAGCTGATTTGCTAATAATCCGCTGTTGGTTAGCTACCGATTCGTCAACCACTTTAGGAATTGCTTTAATCTGCTCACCAAGCGCTGCTTGTTTAGTTTCTGCACTACCAAAATCACGAACGAATCCGCTTAATCGGTCTTTAATTCCCGCGCTAGCCGGCGCAGAATCTAAAGTGGTTAACGCTTCGTTGTGTTTTTCTATAAAGTCTGCGCCTGCTTGACCACCTTTCTTTAACGCATTTCTAAATTTACCTTCAATACCAATTTCAATGGTCTGCATTGCTTCTGGGTCACTTCCAAACGCATTAACATAGTCCACTGCATAATCAGGATGTAGCGCTCTATCTGTTACTTCTGAAGGGTTAATTCTAGGGCGAGAAAACGTATTTTCTGTCGTTAATCTTTTAGCTTCACCTTCCATATATGGCGCGGCTACGGTTTCTCTAAATAATTTATTTGCGCCAGTAAAAGTTTCTCCCGCGCTTTCAGGTACGCCTTGCGCTATAGTCTGATTAATACCCGCTTCTAATTTCTCTAAATTACTTTTTGTTAAATTAGCTTTTGAATCAGTCGATTTATTTATGCTTCTAAGGTCGGCTAATATGGCAGACCGCAAATCATGCGCGTCTTTTAGCGTTCCTTCAAAGGGTAAATCGCCCGTTTTAGGGTTAAGCGGCTTGCCATTAGCACCTAAAATTTCAGGTGCTTCGTTTTCTTTACCTTTAAGCGCTTTTAAAATTTCATGTACTTTAGGCGCAACATGGCGGTCAATTTCCGTAGAAAGGCTATTTTTAATGTCCCCCGCCGCATCAACTAAAGGTTGAAAACTAAACTTTTCTGGCGCTTGGCTATAAGATTCTGTGTATAGCTTGCGTGGCTCTACGCGAGCGGCTGATTCCATCTCTGCTTTCTTTTCCGCAAGCGTTAAGCCAACATCACGTTGAGAAGGTTGAGCCACCGCGTTAACTATGCCTTGCTTAGCTTCTTCAAGCCCTGCTTGTTGAGTTTCTGCTTGCCGTAATAGCTCTGCTGTACGCGCCGCTTTAGTGTCCTCAAGAGCGCCTTTTTGCGCAATTACCGCGTCGCGCACATTTTGAAATGGCATGGCTTTAGGCACATTGCTAACAGGCAATTCACCTTGATGCAACGCATTAAGTGAGCTTTGCGCTTGATTAACTCTTGACGCTAATGCTTCTTCTTCAGCCTTACGTTTAGCTGACCATTCAGGTGCTGTCGCTTTGTTAATCTCTGACGATTGAATATTTGCTGCAAGCTCAGGAGATTGAATGTCCACTGCAAGTTGCTCAGGCGTCATTCCTCCGCGTAATTTTTCAACCACTTCGGGAGCATTGGCGCCGCGTAAACTCTCTATAATTTTAGCGTCTAAAATAGCTTGTCTGCCTGACTCATATAAAGGTTTACCTAACATCGCTACACCACGAGCAACAGGCGCTAACGTGCCGGATATTGCGCCTCCCGCCGCGCCAAGCCCTGCATTGCCCATAGCTGAGCTATTGGGGTCAATTAGCTGTCCTGCCGCTGTATTCATTAACGCGCCAGCGCCTACTTTAGCAATATAGTCTTTGGCGTATTGTTTTGACGGGCCTGTGCTAAGGCCAAACGATTCCACCGCCGCCGCAACATTTTCAGGCAGCTTTGCCATTCTAGCGCCAGCGCCTGCTGCGCCACCAAGCGCCATTAAAGGCGCTGTTTCACCGCCAAATTCACCTACTTTAAACGGGAGGCTTTCTGGGTTTGCGCCCATTCCTTGAAGTTGCTGTTGAACTGCGGCTTTATATTCGTTAGCTTTTTCAGGCGACACGGCGTTAACTGTTTGCGCTGCGTTAACGCCAATATTAGATACGCCTTGCGCCAGTCCAGCAGGAAGGTTTCCTGAATATTTTGCCGCGCCCACAAGTGATTGGACGGCGTTAGCAGGAATGTCAGCAAACCGTTGAAGTGTTGATTTTTCTTCTGGCGCTTGCGATTGCTCACCACTAAGATGCAATAGCCCTTCGTCGCTTACTTTAGATAAGTCGTTATTGGCTAATGCCATTAAATCACTATCGGATAGCTTGCTTAAATCTGTCATTTTTTAAGCCCTCGTCTGCGTAATTCTTCCATAATGTCGTTTTGAGGCGGAAGCCCTGCGGGTTGCTGAGGTGCTTCTTCTTTAGGTGCAAATTTTGTAAGATTATATCCTGCATAATCAAAATCTTTATTTGTCCCGTGTTTATACGCACTTGCAAGCGTTTTAACTCGGCCGCCAAACAAACTATCAAACGATTGTACCAACCCTTTAAACTGCGCGGGTGAAATATTGCCGTTAAGTAGCGCCTTATAATCTTGACGGTCACCAAGCGCCGATGCTCCGCCAGCAGCTAATACCGCCGCTGCAATCTCTGGCGCAACCATTTGCGCCGTAGCACCAAATGTCGCTTGCGGTGCTTGCCCTCTTTCTTGGGCTATTTTGTTAAATATACTGTTTGCAGCAGGAATATCACCGTTTTCTAAGGCTTTATAGGCGTCTTTTAAAACGTCAATATGTTGCACAGCTGTTCCAATACGCATTATGTTTTTACCAGAATTCCCCGCCGAGCTAAAGTCCATCTCTGTTCTTTTTGCTGCGTTTGCTTCGCCAGTCCCTTTTACAATATCACTTGGGGTTATACCATTGGCTTCCTGCCAGCGTAAATACGCAGGCTGAATCTTAGTGCTTACGCGAGGGTTTATGCCGGACAATTGATTTTGATACATTTGGCTAAAAATAGCGTTTTGCTCTGGTGAGAATTGATTTGGCGCAGAAGCGCCGCCCATAGCACCGTTAGGTGGCGGCACTGCTCCAGTAGGCACTCCAGTAGGCACTCCAGTAGGCGCTCCAGTAGGCTGAGGTGCAACATTAACAGCAGGAGGTGCAGTGGTATTGCCAAATGGGACAAGTGTTCCGTTAGAGCCTGCTTTAAAATGTTGCCCAGTTTGTCTATTAAATGTAATAGGCTCTCCCGTATAAGGGTCTACGCCAGCAGACGCATAATGGTCTTGATTTCCACCTTGATTTTGCCGCGACGCGGCAACCAAAGCTGCGATTGCTTTTCGAGTTTCGTTACTTTCACTAGAAAGCGTTTCGCGGAGCGCGTTGGCTTCTTTAGCGCGAACATTTCTACCTTCTTCAGATATATCAAATTGTTCGCGTTTATCCGTTCTAAGCGCGTCTGCAAGCTCTTTTTGAGTAGCTCTAGTGTATCTGTTATTAGCGATAGATGTTATCGTAGGCGCAAGTTCTGGTGACGTTAAAGCCATTGCGGGTGCAAGTTGTTCAAACTGGTCGGGCGTAACATTTTGAGCAACATTTTGTTCTAAAGGTTTGGCAGGTACGGTTTGAGGTTGTTCTCCACCTGTAACAAATGCCGACGTTTTATCCCACCAAGAAGGTTTTTGCTCAGGCGTTCCAGCTTGCAATGCCATTTCTTCAGGTACACGAATACCTGCTGAGTTAAACATTCGCATAGTGGCTGCTGTTTTTTCACGCTCTGCTTTATCTAAATCTTCTCTAGCGCCGCTTTCTTGATACGCACCAATGATATTTTGCAACGCGCCAAGCGCGGCTCCACCAGTATTAGGAACGTACCATCCGCTAACCATTTGACCAGCCGCAATATTATCGCCTTTTTCTTGTAACTTACGAGCTAAAGCAATTCTATCTTTAGCACCAAGCACTTTTTCATCGTATAAACTAGCCACTCGCACCTCCAAATAGCCCATTCCATTTGTTTTGCAAACCGTTCATAAAGCTACCCTCGTCAGGTGTTTTAGCTTGCATCGCCGCAAATTGAGGGTCATATTGACCAAATTCATCCGCGTACTGCTGCGCGTCGCTTTTGCCAGCTTCTTTAATAGCCTGATAACCTTTACCAAGCGCTTCCGCGTTCTCCATTATGGATTGCGCTGACGGCGCGGCATTACCTCGCGGGTATTGCGGTTGGTTTCTAAGTGCAGCCACCAGCGCTGCGTGTTGGTCTTCACCTAACATCATTACACTAACCCCAGCATTTCATAATTAACCATTTTAAACCCACTTGGGTGCATAACGATAGCTTCTGGCATGACTTGTTCCACTTCGTCCGCCATAACGCCAGCAAACGGCGCACCCCACAAGTAATCCCATGTGTAAAGCCCAATGCCAAGAACGTGCGTACCAATACGTTTAATGTTCTTTTTAAGCCTTCTGTCAGACGCCGCCGCTTTAATGCCCGCGCCGCCAAGCGCTCCCGCTGCGCCAATGCCCGCGCTCATCATTTGCGCATTAGCCGCCGCTTGTGCATTGTATAAACTTTGGTCATATTGACCTTGCGCAGTAGCCGCGCCTAACATATCCGCGCCTTGCCAGTTAGCTAGCTGTCCGGGCTGAGATACGCCAACCGCAGGTAAATTAGCCGTATTAAGTTGAGCGCCTGTTCTTAGCGCTTGCAAAATATTAAGTGGATTCTGTTGAACCGCTTGATTCTGCGCAAGTTGCTGATTACTTGCCGCGTTACTCATTTGCCCGCTTTGCAATTGCTGATTATATAATTGTGAAAGCTGCTGGTTATTTAAGTTAGCGTTAGCCATAGCAGCGTTATATTGCTGCGTTTGCGCGTTATTTGTTGACGCTTGGTTGGTTGTGTCCATACCAAAGCGTTGTCCAACGGCTGTGTTTTGCGCCTGCATATCAGACAAATTTTGTCCGTATTGTTGTGCTTGCGCGGCATTTTGAAATTGTGCATTACCTTGTGCTTGGTTGTACGCTTGTTGTTGCGCCGCGTTAGCAAAGTTAGCTGAGGTGACATTTTGACCAAATTGTTGCCCTAATGCGGCGTTAGTAAGCCCCATATTAGTTTGTGCGTTGGCGTTGTTTTGCCCTGCTGAAGCGTTAGCTAATTGTTGCGCGGTAACGTTTTGACCAAACTGTTGCCCTAATGCTGTATTGCCAAATTGAGCGCCTTGAAGCCCCATGCCAAACAACCCTTGCGCCGCCGCCGTGCCTTGCCCAATCGCTTGATTTCGAGCGTCCGTGTACGCTTGTTGCTTTTGATTGTTAAAGTTAAACATTGCGTTGTTATACGCTTCACTACCGCGCGTAATGCCTTGGTTAGCCAATTGGCTTTCCATCTTTGCTTGGCTTTGCGCAAACTGTGGGTCAAGATACTGCGTATTCGCTTTGTATAACGCATCAACGGCTTGTTGATTAAGTAATGTTGGGTCTAACCCTAAGTTAGTTTGAATTTTAGCTGAGTTGTTTAACCCCGCTCCAAGACCACTAGCCTGCTGATTAGCGCCAGATTGCGTTAAAATTCTATCCCCGTTATTATCTACAACATATTGCTCTACCCCGTTTACGGGGCCAATAGACGTTCTCATTTGACCGGCATTACCTACGCTGCCCTGCAAACCGGAGGTATCTAATCCACCGCCAACAAAGTCAGGCGCATTAACGTTTGTCGTCATGCGGTCAGCGGTAGATTCAGGGCCACCTTGAATTGCAATTTCTGGCGCAACCCCTTGCGAAATGGCTTGCTTAACTTTATCAAGCCCAGTCAACGCCATTTTAGATAAGCCTAATTGCGTAGCTTGGCTTTGATTAAATAGCTGTTGGTCGTTAGCGCCTAATGTTTGAGTTTGACTCCATTGTTGAGGGTCATACGTTTTGACAAAGTCTTTAGGTAGCCCTTTACCAGCGTAATACGCATCTTTCTGCTTTTGCGTTAAAGAAGACATATCAAAAGGCATACTGCCTTGAGAATCAGGTTTTGCAGGGTTTATATAAGTTACGCCAGTTGATGTGCCAGTAGGCGAGTACGCTCCTGTTTCTGCATCATAAGTAAATTGCTGTGGGCCAACTTGATTGGTCATGTTGCCATATTGCGCTGCAATAGACGCGTTTTGGTTTCCTGCTGCCGTTTGTTGCGCGGCTAATTTATAGTCTGGCGCTGGCGGAGGTGAAGGTGTACACATGGATATTCCTCGTTAAAATGTATATGTCATGTTTGCGCAAGTGTGTTTAAAGCCCATTCGCTCCCACAACTTTGCAACGCGTAAATCGGTCATCGCGCTAACATTTAGACGTTTCACTCCACGGTTGCGTAGGTCAATAAGTCCAAAGCGTACTAAATTCTTACCGATGCCTTTTCGATGTTCTTTTGTAATGTAAAGCGCGTCTTCTTGCGCTATTAAGTCCATATTGTGCATATCGTTTGTTATATAGATTGCACAATGGCCTACTGGTTTGCCATCTAACCGCGCAACATACATGATTAAATAGCCTGCATGGCTAGCTTTCAAATATTCATCAAGCCGCCAATTAAACGGCGAAAAGTTTATGTCTTGCTTTACTAAACGCTCAAGCATTTCACTGTAATGCGCACGAAATAACGGCTCAAATTCTTGCCAAATATCGTGGAACTTTTCTATGCTGTAAGTGTACTCCATTATAGTACGCCTCCGCCTTCAAATACATAGTCTGTTGCATAGTAGCGAATATCAGACGTTTTACTTGATGTTCTGATTCTAAACGTGCCGTAATAGCCCATGCCCGACGCCATTTGCCAACGTGAGAACGGCATGATGTTTCCGCCCCATTGTACATTGTCCCAAGTGCCAGAATCCCAAATGCCTGCGTTGGTAGCAAGAAGGTTATAGGGTTGTGGTGGTTGAGAATCTAAATCAAAGTTAAGGTTAATCTGACCGGAAAACGCAAACGCATAATCGTAGCCCATTGACACTTTAGCCATCGTCCAACGCTTAATCTGACTTTGACTGCCAAAGGCAGAAAAAGCAGGTAAAAGGTCGGTATTGATGACTTCGCCATCATCAGTTGGCCCATCCCAAAATTTAAAGACTTTGCCGCCTTGTCCGAAATACATTACGTTGTTAACAAACGCCCAACAGGTAGCATTAACGCCTGTAAAACGTGACCATGACCCGCTAATGGTGTTCATAACGTATTGGTCAAACTGCGTTGAACTAATTGGCACGTTGATAAACAGCATATTATTAGGCGGGCTTAACACGACTTGCCAACCGTAATTCCCCGCATACGCTACGGTTGCATCAGTAATACGTTTTTGTATTTTGTTTGTAATAGACGTTTTGACGTTAACACGGCTAGACATTAACCACTGTGACAAAGGAACTAGACCATCTTTGTTTAGCAGTAATATGTCGCCCCCGAACTTAATTGTGCAACTGCGCCCTACGGGTGAACCACCATAATACACGCCATTAAGCGACCATGTATCGGCTGACGCAGGGTTTGTTCCGCTATAGACGGCAATCTCACCTACCGTAGTAATGACGACAAAATAGTCATCCATACCGTTACCGGCGTCAAGCGTCCATGTTTCAATCTTAGCAATACTGCCGCCATTGATAAACAAAGGTGCAAAGTCAAAAGAAGTTGCTGTGCCAGCAATCGAATCAGTCGCTAAATACCAGCATTTCATGCTGTCTTTTTGGACAAACCACGCTCTGCGATGATGTACTAAAACGCCAACAAGTAGGCTTGTGTCAACGCCTGTGATAGCGTAAGGTGTTGATACGTCCGTCACTTGTTGCCATGTTGTGCCGTCATAGAGAAGCATATAATCTTCGCCATTCACAGCAAGCGTAAATGTGCCGCCTGACGTTGATACTTGACCAAAATACCATCTAGCGTTAGAAAGCCCTGTAACAACTTCAGTTGGCGCGGTAGGTGTT